CAGGCCGTCGTCCAGAGCCTCGAATCCGGGGATGGACAGCAGCAGCTCGGCGGCAGCGCCTTCGACCGGTTCGACCGAAGCCATGTAGTCGCCCAGGGCGGCGAACAGGATGCCGTTCAGCAGGCCGGAGGCGTTGGGATTTTTGTTGAGAATGCGGGGCATTTCTATCTCCAGTGGGCGTAAAAAAGTGGGGCCGAAGCCCCACTTTCGAGTTACCTATCGAGGGCGCTTACGCGGCCTTGGCAAACGGCTGCCATACCGAGGTCTTCGGCACGATGTTCTTGATGACGATGTGCTGACGACGCTTGGTGATGCGCAGGTAGCCGCAGATCATCTGGAGCCACGGATCGATTGGGCTGTTGACGGCCGCCATCGGGATCTTGATCATCGGCATGAACTGCTTCCAGCTGATGGCGTGATCGCTCGGGCGCAGGTTCAGCACGAAGGCATTGGTCGAACCAGGGATATCGCGGTTCTTGTCTTCGTACACGGTAGTGCCCGAGAGGTTTTTCGGGATGCGGGCCATTTCGCGCATGTCGGCCAGATCGTTGGTGCCGTTCTGACGCGAGCGGTAGATGACGTAGCCGGTTTCTTCGCCGCCGCCTTCGCCTTCGATGGTCAGGGTGACTTTGCCGCCCTGGGCCACAGCCACTTGCGCGGTGACGCGCGCCGGCGATTGGCCTTTCGAGCTGATGCCGGTCACGGCGTAGTAGAACTGGCCGGCCTGCGGTGCGGTCCATGCCGAGTCCGAGCCGCCCGAGGCAGCGGCGGTGGCGGTGACGGCTTCGGGACGGTTGCCGGCCAGCTTGGCGGCGATCTTGGCGTGGGCCTGGTTGCGCAGCTGGAACACGCGCTTCATCTTCTCGTCACGCACGAACACGTCCTGGGTGGTCTTGACGGTGCCGAAGGCGGTCTTGATGCCGGTGACGTGTGCGCCATACGACAGGTCTTTGCCGCTCGAGTCCAGCGAAACGCGGAAGGCCGGGTCCAGATGGTTGTTCAGGTCGGTTTGCGTCGAGCCGGACATGAAAATGTCGGTCGAGGCGCCGAAGTTCTCGATGCCCCACACGGTTTCCGCCGCCTTGCTGATCGGATCGATGCCGTCCAGCGCGCCGCCGGCCAGGTCGATGATATGGTCGGCCGAGCCCAGCAGCTCGATCTGACGCTTGATGCCGTTGAACTCGGTTGGCACGACGGTGTCGTCGCCCTCGAACGACAGGTATTCGATATCCGACAGCAGCTGCAGGGCGCCGTTGGCCTGCTCGACAGCCTTTGCCGACACGATGTTGTTCTGTGCGGACAGGACCAGCGACACTTTGCGGTAGGTCGACAGGTATTTGACCTGGCCGACTTGGCGGGCGTAGTCGCCTTCGGCTTCTTCGGCAACACCCGATTCGGTGTTGGTCGAGCCGCCCAGCACGCCGCCGATGCCGTACTGTTCGGTCCATTCGTCAACGGTAGCCGTTGCCGAAGGTTTCGGCAGGCGGTTGAACAGCTGGAAGTGGCTGTTGTCCTGGATGGTGGCCTGCATGGTGGTATCCAGCGACTGGATACGCAGCGCGGCGCCGCCTTCCAGCGCGGCCGAGTCCGAGCCGTAGCCGGCTTCCAGGGACTTGTTCAGCGCGGTCAGCTCGGTCATGCCGAACGAGCCGGTGATGGTTTCACCACCACCCGCGTTTTTCATGAGTTGTTCAATTTGCGACATTGTTACCTTTCAGGGTTACAGGTGGTGTTACTGCTTGAATACTTTGTTGCGGATCGAGTCCGGCACCGCCACGCCACTGCCGATGGCCGCCTCGGCCATGGCCACTTCCTGCAGCGACATTTCGCCGTCCTTTTGCAGGGAGAGGCACTTGGCCAGGAACTCGCCGGCCGGCATTTCCTGGGCCTGCTCGGTGGTCAGGGACTTGGCCATTTCGGCGCTGGCTTGCACCGGGCTGGCGATGCTTCGGCGGCCGGTCGGCTGGTTGCGCACGACGTTCAGGTCGGCGCGCATGGCCGCCATGGTTTCGCCCTGGGTGGTGATCAGATCGGTTGCGGCGGCGAGCGACTTGGTCAGCTCGGCAATCTGGCCGCTTTGGGTGCCGATGATCATGACGGCCTTGCCCATGGCCTCGACGGCCACCTTTTCGTTGCTGTCGATCACTGCGGCCAGCGACTTCATCAGCTCGACGCCATCGAACGCTTGCACCTGCTCGCCGCCTTCCAGCTCCATCGTGAAGGACTTGGCCATGCCATCGCCTTCGGCAGCGGCCAGGGCCTTCATGATCGCGTCGGTAGCTGCGCCGACGCCGACCACCACGACCTTGGTCGGGTCGGTAGCAGGAGCAGTAGGAGCGCCAGCGGCCGGGGCCTTCTCAGGATCGCCGGCGGCTGGGGCGCCATCGGTGGTGGTAGTCGTGGTGGTGGCGGCGGCCGGGGCCGTGGCCGGCGCTGCTGCCGGCGGGGTGGTCGTGTCGAGGGCTTGAGCCGTGCTCAGGGTGCCCAGCGCCTTGACCAAATCTTGCATGCTCATCGCTGCTCCTTGGTTAATGCCAGTTGTAGATCGGTAAGGAATCGTTGGACGTACCGCGCTGCGGTAGCAGCTGGCAATCCGAACCGTTTGTGGGCCGCCTCGTTGAGGCTGGCGATATCGGTGACGGCGAACCCGCCGCCTCGAATCAGGCTTGCGAACTCGTCGCGGAATTGGGTGTAGACCAGTTTCTTGCCCAGGGACTGGACGCGCAGCGCGGCGCCGCCGGTCAGGGTGGCCACGTCGCTGCCGCCGCCGGCCTCCAGGCCCTTGAACATGGCGCCCCAGCTCTTGGCCAGAGGGCCGAACGCGGTAGTGCTGACGGTGGACAGGGTGTCGTTCACCGGCGTCTTGGAGAAGCCGATGTTCGTCCAGCGCACTGCCGTGATGACGCCCACGCGGCTACCGTCTGCCCCGATCTCGATGGATCGGGCGGCCACGCCACCGCCGATGGACGGATACCAGCGCTCGGGCGGGCTCACGTCGGTGAGCGAGCTCCAGAACAGGTTCGCCTTGAGCGCGGCCGGCCCTTCGCCGGTCTTGATCTCGCCCTTGACGAAGGTGACGCCTTCCTCTGCACGCACCGCGATGGGCACGCCAATCTCGTAGGCTGGGTAGTCGGGGATACCGCGCTTGGCGCCGATCTGCGTGTAGTGGTCCAGATCGAGGTTGCCGAATTTCAGGTAATACTCGGCCGACTCGGCCAGGGCTTTAGCCATAACGCGCTCGCCCTGCTGGTCGCGCATTTCGTTGCTGGCCTCGATGTAGACGAAGCGCCGACCACCTTCCATGGCAGGCGTAGCCTTGAGCAGCATGCCGCCAACCGCGAGGTGGGAAGGCAGCGCGTCGAGTAGCAGCTGGTCGTTGTCGTCGTAGTCCATAGAACGCAGCTTGGCGTCACGACTTTTCCGGACGAAACTTTTTGCAAAAAAAAATGCCCGCCGGTTTAGGGCGGGCAAACAGGGCGGGTGTCTGATGGATCAAGGCTCCGCCGCACGCCTACGGCAGAACACGATGATGGATTTGATCATGGCGGGCTGGTCCTTGGTGGCCTTGACCTTGCGCACGAACTCATCCACGGGCATGGCCACGATGCCGCCGAAAAATCGCGGGTCGTCGTAGTGGCCCAGGTAGGCCGCGCGCGCCGCCTCCAGCGTCGGGAAGTCGATCATGACCTTGTCCTCATCGTACTGGTCCCACTGCTTGCGCTTCATCTGGCGCACGATGTAGACCTCGCGCGCGGTGGCGTCGGGCCCCACGAACACGTCGACCGGGTCGCCATCCATGCCAGTGGTGTTCGGGATCTCGCCGTAGGCGTAGTGGAACTCGGTGCGCCACGGCCGGCCGCCTTCGTCCACTCCCTCGCGCACGGTGCCCACCGGGTTCTCGATGACCACCTCCAGGCCCTGCCAGGCCATGGCCGGCTTGTAGTAGCCGCCTGTCTTGGCCAGCTCGGGCGGCGGCTGCGACCAGCTGTCGTCGGTGGTGGCCACCAGCGCCGCGCGCGCGGCCAGGCGCGCATCCTCGGCCTGCATGGCGGCCGGGCTGCCGCCGGTGCGACGGAACAGGAGGGCCGCATAGCGGCGTTCGATATCAGACAAGGGTGTTTCCTTCCGTAGGGGAGTGCTTCACTTTGTGGAAGTGCTGGTCGAGCCACTTCTGGAAATCGGGGCTGTCGTGCGCGCCGGCGCCGGGCATCACGTCCCAGCCGCCACGGCAATGCGGGTGCACGGTACCGGCAGGAATCCACCACATTTCGCCAGGCGTGCGGTCGACCAGCTCGTCGCCCACACGCTTTCGTTTGGCGGCGCTGCGGCCGATGTTGGTCTTGCCCACCCACACCTGCTTATCGCCATCCTTGTCCGGAGCATCCGGCGCCACCACCTCCATCACCACGCCGTCGATACGCTTGCAGAAGGCGCACGCGCCCTTGTACTGCTCGATGCGGCGCACGCGCGCGCCAGGCTGCAGGGTCGAGATCATGCCCTGGTTGGCGTTCTCGCCGGCCTCAGTGACGGCGATGCGGCGCCAGTCGCGGTTCAGGGCGGCGAACTCATCGAACAGCTTGGCCTGCAGCGATTCGCGCGTGGCCACCGGATCGCCCTGCATCTGCCTGAATGTGTGCTCCATGATGGCCGCCTTGATCTTCTGGCGCGCGCTGGCGGTGAGCGCCACCACCTGCTCCATGCAGCGCGCCTGGCCATAGGCCATCACGGCGTCCATCTTGGTACCGAAGTTGAAGGCTTTTTGTGCCGCCGCCACCGTCAGCGGCAGGCTGGCCACGGCCGGATCGACGGCGGCGACGTCGACCGCCTTCTTGTCGATGACGGCCTGCACGCGGCCCAGGATCGAGCTGCGCACCGAAAACCACTCGGCCTCGGTACGCAGCACTTCCTCGGGCATGTACGTGTGCATCAGGTAGTCCACCACCAGGGACCAGTCCGAGAGGGTGTACAGCTCGGGTGGCAAGCTGGTGAGGTACAAGCGCACCAGGGCGGACTGTTCCGGGTTCCAGTTCTGGACGAAGCCGTCCGGCTTGACCACCGGCGGGAGGCTGGCGTCGTGCATCTTGCCCTCGGCCCACGCCTTGAGCCCTTCCTGGACGTGCGAGAGCATCGTCAGGCCGCGCTTGGTGAACAGCTCGATCACGCGCTGGATGAACGGGTTGTGGTGCGGCTCCCATATGTCGTGCTGGTCCCCGCCCTCGCCCGAGATCGCCTTGGCCAGCGATTCGAGCGCGTGATTGGTACAGCACGACGACAGGCCGCCCAGGTCGACCAGCAGCTGGTTATTCATCCTTGGTCTTGGCCTTCTTCGCTGGCTTGTGGCCGGTAATCTCGTGCCAGTGCACGCGGTGCTCGCGCGCGGTGCTGTCTTCGACCGTGGCGCCGTGTTCGCCGGCGGACGTGACGCAGCCCTTGCCGCTGAATTCGCCGGCCGTGAACGCCACTTCGTCACCCTCGCCCACGTTGTGCTTGCCGAAGGCGCCGCCGGCGCCGTGCTGCTTGAGCAGCGCCAGCAGGCCCACGAAGTTGGGGTTGGCCAAGCCCTCCTGTGGCGGCTGCTTGCCCTTCCCACCCTGCCCCAGCTCGGCCTTGAGATCCTTGTGGAACTTGTCGGCGGCGGGCTTGGAGCGGCCCTTGGCATCGCCCAGGGCCTTGAACATCAGCAGTACGGCGGGCATCAGATCAGCTCCTGTGCGGTGAGAATCGGCGGCAATCCGAACGACTTGCCAAAGTCGAAGTCGCTGCCCACGCCGGCGGGCGCGGCCTCGGCGGGCTTGCCGCCCTTGTCCTTGCCGGCGGCGGCCGGCTTACCATCCTTGCCATCCTTCATGGCTGGCTGGCCTGCATCGGCGCCGCCCTCGCCGTCCTCGCCTTCTTCCGGCTGCAGGCCGGTCATGTACACCTGCATCAAGGCCGGGTTCACAGGCGCGGCGCCCATCTTCGGGTCTGGATGCTTGGGCAGGCCATCACGCGAGCGCATTTCGTCCACGGTCATGGTGAGCTTGTTGCGTTCGTGCCGCTTGTCCTTGTCCTCTGGATCGAGGCCGGTCCAGCGGAACACCAGGTTCTCCGAAAACTCCCCGACGACATTGTCGGTCAGCAGGCCCTGGAAGTACGACAGCAGCGGGCGCAGCCCCGAATCCTTCGAGGCGGTCAGCTTTTCCTCGGTGTCCGAGCCCGACAGCGGGCTGGTGCTGCCGCCGGAGAAGGAGTCGAAGTTGATCTCAGCCGGGCTGATGCCATAGATTGCGCAGATCAGCGACGTGAGGAACGTCATCCACTTCGCAAAATACATCTCATTGAACTCAACGCCGAACTTCTCGAAACTGGCTTTGCTGCCCTCGTCTTTGGCCACCATGACCGGCAGGGACCACTGATTGTTGATGCCGCGCACCATCTGGTTCCAGTACCGCTTGAAAGCGGCCAGGTCGCGCTGGTCGTAGTTGCCGACCAGGTGCAGCATCCCCTTGGGGATGGCGTTGGAATCGAACCCCTTGATGTTGTAGGTCATGGCGTTGAGGTAGCCGGTCACCACCTTCACCAGCAGCTCAATTTCGGACTGGCCATAGCCGCAGGTGATCACGTTCGAGCGCGGGTTGCGCGTCTCGTAGATCAGGTCATCGTAGGTGTACGGTGTGCAGATATTGCCCTGCACCACCTGGAGATAACGCACGTCCGGATCGCCGCGATAGCCGGCCTCGGTGGTCAGGCGGATCGTTGCGCCGTCGACTGCATAGAAGCCGTCGATGCCCAGGCTCTTGTCCTTCTTCCACTCCAGCTCGATGGGGGCCGCATCCAGGGTGAGAGAATCGCGGGTGAGCTTGGCCATCAGTTGGGGGAACGCCTCGCGGCCCATCTTCTTACGCTCGCGCGGCTTCGTTTCCCAGCCGCAGTTGGCGATGAAGCGGTGCATTTTCTGGATAGCTTCCTGCTCGCTGCGCGTGAGGCGGTGATCCTTGTCGGCGTGGCGGATCTCGTAGCCCGGCAGATCGTTGTCGGACTCGTTGACTGAGCAGAAGCGCTGCACCTGCCGCTGGCGGGTAAGAATAACGGCGCTCAGGATCGGCACCTGGTCGGCCACGTTACGCAGGGCGTCGAAACTCAACAGGCTGGGGCGCTCCCAATACTCGCCCTGCATGTTCAGCGAGAACTGGTCGATTTGTACCGACTTCATGCCTCTGTCACCGCTCTTGGCGCGCACAGACGAATACGGCGCCATGCTCGGGTCCACGGCCTTGGCCAGGTGTTCCTCGGTCATGGCGATGAACTGGTTGATCGCCGCCATTGGCGCCAGATCGCTGTCGTGCGGCATGTACGACTTCTGGAGCTCGGCCAGCGCTTGCGTCTGCTCGGCTCGCGGTGCCCGGTTATTGAACGCCACGGTCGAAGCGCGGTCGCGCGCCCGGCCTCGGCGGAATTGGTTTGACATAGAACCCCCATGTGATGGCCTCACATTACTGTCACGACCGCCGTGCGCGCAGCCGGAATTTCAGGGCGCAAAAGGCTTGCGCAACTTACGCTATGCGTTATATAGTCGCTCCATCGAACAACACCGTAGAGGGTAAAAAAATGGATAAGAAGGCAATGGAAAGCATGGGTTCGGACTTGGTCAACGCGGTATCGAAGGTCTTGACTCAGCACGGTGTTCCTCTCGCGGCCGTGATGGGCTCCGTAGCGCCCGACGAAATCACGCTCAAGATCATCATGCCGCCGACTAGCGCCGTCTCGGGCCCAACAAAGAACGCTGTCGCACGCTACAAAGAGCAGGCCGCTGCCTTGGGCCTGCCGAAGCTGGGCGCCATGCTCATGGTGGCGGGCAACGAGTACGCACTGCTGGGCTTGTCGAGCGACGGCAAGCGCATCAAGGCGCGCAAGAACGAGCCCAGCGCGCCGCTGGTGGACCTCCAGCTGAAAGATGTGCAGGCGGCCATTGCGACCGCCGGCGCCAAGCAGGTGGCGGCCATGGACGCGGCCGAGGCGGCCGAGCCGGCCGATGTGATCGCTCCCGAGGTCGCGGCGGTGCTGGCCACCCTGGGCAAGAAGGGACCGAGCGCGAAATGATCCGAGCCCTGCACGTCCGGCTGCTCGATGGCGCGTTCTCCTGCTTGCACTGCGGGGCGCGCTACACAATGAACCTGCCGGCGCCCATCAATGTGTTCACGGCCGCATGCAATGCTTTCGTTGATGACCATGAACACTGCACCCTCGGCGTGGCCGAGCCGAAGGATGGCCAGCTCGACCTGTTGAGCGGTACCTGATCGAGGGTTTTTACCCCTGCAAAAAAATCAGCTTTGCAGGGTAAACGTCTCTTGCGGATCTAATTCCCCTGGAGCTATAGTCCGTCGCGCTTTTCCATTGTCAATCTGACCATAAATGAAAAATGTGACCTCTCATGCGTCCGGGGATTCCCCATGCGCGAGCACTATCCTGCATCTTCCCGATGGCAGCAGCATCGACCTTCGCCAGATCGTGCGCGTCGGCCGCCTTGGCGGCGATCCCGATTGGCTGCGCTACGTGGTGGTCCTCACCGGTGGCACCATCATCGAATTCTACGAAACTCGCCAGCACGTCAATTTCGGGCCGGTGCCGCAGATCGCGCGCGCCGACCTGGTTGCCAAATGGGAAGCCGCAACCGCCACCCTGCCCCGCGACGTGGTGCGCCAGCTGGTTCTCGAGTCGGGCTTGCCCACCGATCCAGGCCAGTCCGATCTCCCGGAAGAA